AAGAGTTTAATCTTTTATTTTTGCCTTTTTGAGTTGGACGTTTTCTGCGTCCGGTTTTACCTCTTGTTTTTCTTCTCATTCTCATAGTTTTAGGTTTATTTACACGCTAGAGCATCGGGATAAACCCGAAGCTTTAGCTTGTTTTAGTTATACTCCTTTGGGCGTTCCAAAGTATGGCATTAGTCTAGTGGCTTTTAGGTCGTGAAAGATGTGAGCATATATATGTTCGTCTTCTTTGTTTTCGTTTGCGAATATTCGTAAAGTATCGTCGGGATCGCAATTTATAAACTCCTCGTTTAAATAAGGTTGTGAATCAAATTTTCTAGCAAGATGCCAGAATAATAATGATGTTTTGAATTGGCCGTGAACTGATGATAAGATATTTTTATATTCAGCGTATCGGGGTGTATAGCCGAAGACTTGTGTATCTTTTGCGGGATTTCCACTTCGAAATATTTCTTCGGTTAGTATTGGTTGTTCTCCTAAGTGAGCAAAAGAGGGGAAGTAGTAATCGAATTTATCGAATTTTTTAAAGTGTTTTGGTATTCCTTGATAATAAGCAGTTTTAGGCATAATTGACATAATACCTATAATGTAGCCGTGTTCTTGAGCATAGTAGGAAAAACTATTGTTTTTTTCTACGTTTATACCGTGTCCGGCCATATTTCCTTGAGGGGTGCTTTGTTGGTCAGTTTCCGATGTCTGCAACACCTCAGATATAGTTACTGGCGAACGGCCACCCCCAAGATATTCAGGTCTTTGAAGTCTTGCGTCAGATGATGTTACTCCAAAGTGAGATTTTATGACTTCTATATATCGGCTACCGCCTCGAGCGTTTTTTTCTAGAAATTCCTGGAGTCTGAAAGCATTTCTAAGTTCGTTAATTGTTGCCGACGTGGCTGAAGATAAGTCTGTATAGTGTTGTCCAGAGATGTCTAGGCTAACGCCTAATGTTGTAGTGCCAGAATTAGCAGAAACTACAGTTTCTGTAGTAGAACTTAAAGCGTTTAAGTTCATAGTTGTGATTGGCAATGGTTGTGTTCCATTTTGATTTTTTACTTGTGTAGATTGTCCGTTGGCATCATAAATAATTGTGCCTTCTCCGGCAATCGGGATTGTAGCTTCTGGGCCTTTTTGTGTCCAGGGAAGTGCTGATGTAAAATAGTCGTGTTGCCAAGAGCGATTTTTGATTTTTATTAAAGATGCAGTTTGTGTGGTAGATTGTATTCCATCTACTAAATCTGTATCAGATTTTGCGATTAAATTTTGGTCACGATAGTATTCGTTATATATTTTTTGGTAAGAAGCAAAGGGTAATGCTGAAACTTCGGATGTTGTATTGTTATCTATAAGGGGTAAACCTAAGAAGTCAGATAGTGTTCCAGGCTCGGTAGCGTCTTGGTCAATTTCTATATAAGGGAATACGGAGTTATTAAGTCCGTCTTCTCCACCAGTAATGAAGTTTTCCCAGTTATCCCATACAAGTCTGTTGGGTACGAAGAAGAAATGTGTGAACACATCTATTCGGTGCATAACTGGTGCTATCATTGGTGCAAATCGTAGCATTTGAGAAGAAGATAGGTTGATTTTATCTCCTGGTAGTATGTCCATACATAGTGTAGGTGTAAGTGTTCCCATGTTGAGGGCCATTTTCCTATCGTGTGATAGGTTAAAGGTGTTCGATTTAGGTTTGTTGATTTTTACTTCGTTAAAAATTCCCATTTTATTTGTTTTTAATTATTGTTTAGTCAAGTAGGTCTTCTACATATTGAAAGAGACCTCCTACTGGAGAAGTTCTTTTTATTAATTCATAAAGTGCTGAAGGCATTTCTGTTATCATTTCTGTAATAGTTAGGCCTGGATGTTCTTTTCTGAAAGCGTTTACCATTTGTTTTACAAGGTCGTCTCCGTCAAAGCGACCGGTGTCGGTTGCATCGGCTCTAGCTTCGGCATATTTTGAGTCTGCGATAAGGCGATTGTTTATTTCTCCTAAATTTTTAATTTCAGCAACAGTTTTGATATAATCTTTGCCTTTGTTAAGGGCATTTTGTAATTCGGTTTTAGATTTATTGTTTGCAAGAATAGTGTTTGCTGAATTTAGTCGAGATTGTGCATCTAGATTATTTGTTTGAGCCTCTGTATTTTTTATTTGATAATATTTTTGAAATGGAGTTCCTAAGTTCATATCGTATTCTGGTGCATTGGCAGAGGGTAGACTGTTAGCCGTTCCGGCAGTTTGTCCAGAGCTACCACCATAAACGAGATTGGGATTTAATCCGGCAGAGCGTAGTCTAGCCATTTGTGCAGAGGGGTGGTTGTATTGGTTAGTTTTATCCCACATATTTATATCGTGGGCACGGGCTCTTTTTTCGGACGCCCTACGTCCGATGTTTCCAAATATTGATTGGAGGGCTGAAGTGCCGGCTGATAGTCCGGCCATTAGGCCGGGAGTCATACCGGTAGGGTTTTTGTTAATTCCATAGTTTCCGTAAGGCATTAAAGATTGTCTTTATATATTTTTATTAAGGCATTTGTTCTGTCAAGAAAGTTAGTTTTGTCTATACATCTGTAAGAGTATAGTTTAAAGTTACTGTCCAGTTCTATACATAGTAGTATTCCGGCAGTAAGTATTTTTTCTTCTTTCTTTAGTTCTGGGGTTGTTTGAAGTGTTTTCATTGATGTTGATTTTTTTTATATATATTAATTTTTTACTAATATAGTAATTTTTTTTTTAAGTTGCAAGCACGATCTACTTCACTCCGTTTCGTAGGGTTGTGCTTTTGGCTTAATTGTTTGTTTTTCAGTTGAGTGTCAACTGGCATATATATATTAAAATGTGTATATGCAATGAATCAAACTTTTTTCCCTATAAAAACTTTCAGTTTTTATGGGAAAAACACTTCGTGTTTTTTGATTTTTATTAATTTGTTAATGTAGTAAGTAGGCAAAAAAAAAGGCACGAATATAAAATTCGTGCCTTTTTTATTTGCGTTAGTTTATTGTTTGTCTGGTTTGTTCTGTTCTTCTTGTGCCTTAATTTGTTCTTCTCTTAGAGCAAGTTTTCGGTCGTTTTCCTCTTTGATTTTGAGTTCTAGGGCTTGTTTACGTAATTGTAAATCTCGTCTAAAGGCGTGTAAGTCGGTAATGTCATCAATTTGAGGAATTTCGTAGTCGAAATATTGGGGTTCGTTAATAGATACATCAGAATGTATTCCTCTAGTATGATTAGTTAATAATTGTTTGATAGTTAGTGACATATCCGGTACAGTTAAAGAGGGAGATTTATTTACTTCTCCTTTAAAGGTTAGATGTTTGTCGAATTGTGTGTTAAACTTTTTAACTGCAAGAGCAGTTTTAGGGCCTAGTTTAGAAGGTGTGTTTTTTGTTTTGGGCGTTGATTTTTTCATGTTCTCTATATTTATTTAATTTTTGTTGTACTTCCATTTCGAAATCGTGGTTTAGAAATTGTTCCCAATCCAGATTATGTATTTTTTGATATTCTCGAAAAATTTGTTGTTTTTCGTATTTGCTAAAGATTTTGTCCTTGTAGTATCTTGGCATTTTGAGGATTTGATTTCCTGGTTGGGTAATAACGGGCATAAGATTTTCGACGTGATAATTGACCATTTGGGGTGATAAGTAGTTAATTCCAAGATTTTTTGATTGTCTTTGAAATTGTGGGTAACGGTCGTCGTCGTCTTGTTCGGGTTTCCATTTGTCCTGCATAATATAGCCGATTGTATAGCGTTGTGAAGCTCCCGTACTTCTCGCAGTGTCGACGTATCCGTGAGTCCATATATCTTGCATTTTATCATTGTGTTGTAATATTTTTTGATTAATGTTAAAGGCGATAGCGTGGTAATGTGGTCTTTTGTATTTTGTTCCATATTCGCCAACGGCGAAATATTTTATTTTGTCTGTATTTTGTTTACGTAATCGTTTCCAAAAATCGGTTAGATGTTTAGGCTCTAGTGTTTGATGTCCATTAAATGATAATGGGGCATTTGCGTAGGTAAGGGTTAAAAAACAAGCTGATTTGCTGATTTTTTGTTCTTGTTGTAGTCTAAAGACCCAAGCATTTTGTCTGTCACGTAGACATTTAGGACATTTGCCACAAGGGACGACATTGGTTTTTGTGCCGTCCATTGAAGCATAGTTTCTGTATAATGTTAAAGGGGTATAACACATAGTTATAGGCGGATTCCACCTCTGGCGATTCTAAAAGAGTTTAATCTTTTATTTTTGCCTTTTTGAGTTGGACGTTTTCTGCGTCCGGTTTTACCTCTTGTTTTTCTTCTCATTCTCATAGTTTTAGGTTTAT